TTCCTGCCGCGCTTGGGCGCGGGCGGTCGGCCGCGGCCGCGCCGGCGCCGGGCAAAGGCCTTCAGGTCGCGCTCCGTGAACACGAGCGAGTGGCCGATGCGCTGGCCGGCGATGTTGCCGCGCTTCAGGTGGTACTTGAGCCCGTCGACCGTCATGCCGAGGTACTCTGCCGCTTCGTGGATGCCGTAGAGCTTCATTCCTTGCTCTTCCCGAACAACGGTCCGGCGCTCTCCGTGCTGAGCCCCTCGCCCGTCTGCGCCGCTGGCGCAAGCAGCGCGAGTTGCTCGCCCGCGTCGCCTTCGAGGGTCCGCTCGATGATAACCGTTCCGTCCGCGTCGAAGCGGGCGGCCGCTGGCGGCTTGCGGCCGGATGGGCCGGTGAGTCGGCCCTCCGCCTTGCCGTTCTTGTACGTCCAGAGGATAGCCATGCTACCGGACCTCCACGCGGCCGGAACCGCGACAGGCGGCACACTCGCGCGTGGCATCGGGCGCGATGGCGTAGACCTGGATGATGCGGGAGTCCTCCCAGAAATCCAGGCTGGGATTGAGCGGGCCCGCCATGTAGTCGCCGAACTCGTACAGGCTCTTCTCGCGGGTCCAGCCATGCTCGGCAAGCTCCTCCTCGTTATCGAGTCCGTCCGACTCTTCGGCTACCTGCCCGATTGTGTCAGCGCGGATACCGCGATCTTCCAGAAAGCTATACAGCGCGTGACCGGCGGTCGTGGCGGCGATGTCGTGCTCGACCTCGTCCCGCTTGTCGTCACCGTCGCGTACCGTGTACTGGACGCACCAGCGCAGCGGACGCTGGATCTGACCGCGCGCTGCGGCAAGCACCGTGTACGTGCGCTCGTGCCAGCCTGCCAGTTGCTCAGCGGGCAGGGCATCGGCGACGGCGTCGTCCACCAGCCCCTCGCCGATGATGGCGAAGACCTCCTCCAGCAAGGCCAGCGCCTCCTCGGTTCCCTGTTCTGTCGTCATCTCGGTGTCTCCCTCCTAGCTGAGGCTGGCGAGCGCGCCCTGGAGGGCCTGCGCTGCGGCCTCGCACTCCTGCCGCTTGAACGGCTTGCCGAGATCGGCCCACTGGCGAGCGGCATCCGTCCAGTAGGCGACTTGTCCGCGGATGATGGCCTTCGTGGTGCGGCCGGCCGATGGCGGCACCGTGGTGGAAGGGTGCGGCGGCTCGGTTGCGGCGGCGCTCTCCGCCAGGCTCACCGAGGGCGCGAGCAGCTCCACATCGAACAGCGACTCCTGGCTCTGCTCTTCTACCAGGGCGCCGACGACGCGGCGGAACCAGCCCGGCGTCGGGCTCGCGTTCTCCTGCAGCAGACGGACCGCGACCGCCTGCCGGTTCGCGTCCAGGCCGGCGGCCGAGAGGGTCTGCGCGTAGCCGATGGGGAGCTGGCCCGAGCGAACGAGTTGGAGGAGCTCCGGGCGGAGACTCAAGAGCTTCAGGCGAAACTGCACGCGGATCGTGCTGACGCCAGCGCGGGTTGCGACCTCATCCACCGTCCAGCCGTAGCGCTCGATGCGCGACTGGTAGGCGAGCGCCTCGTCCACCGGGTCGAGGTCCGCGCGGGCCACGTTCTCCGCCAACATGACCGCCGCAGCCTGGGCGTCGTCCATCTCCCGCACGATGCAGGGAACGGAGGTCCAGCCGAGCAGGTGGGCGCAGGCGCGGAACCGGCGCTCGCCAGCGACGATCTCGTACCGGCCGCGCCGGACCGGTCGCACGGTGATCGGCTGCGCGAGTCCGTTGTCGCGGATGCTGGCCGCAAGGTCGTCGAGCGCCTCGGCGTTGAAGACGGTCCGGTCGTTCGCGCCACGCTGGATGTTGCGGGCGGGTATGGTCAGTATCGCCTTCGTCATGATGTCAGCGCAAACTCTTTTTGGAGCCACTCACCATCGTCGATTGCGTCCTGCCCGGCGTTGTCCAGCCAGTCCTCGATCATGTCCGGTGTGAGCGGCTCACCGGTGAGCGGGTCGCACGCGCGCCCATCCTCATCGCGGGGGGCCGGGCCAGCCGCGCGCAGGATTACGCCGTCCTCCCGCACCTCTATGGCGTAGCGTTCGCCCGACTTGGGGTGGTCGATCGTCCCGTATGTACTGGTCATGGGAACTGTCCCTCCTGTGGCTCTGGCGCTCTGGGCCCCAGCCCGGGGCGCCTCGTTCTTACGCTCTAATAGTACCCTACAGCGGGTAGCTTGTCAAGGGGTTTGAGGGCCGAAATCGGGCGAATCCGCCGGTTTAGGCCCGATTGGGAAGGAACAGCTGCCAGTGGCCGGGGGCGGGCCCCCCGGTTCATGGAGTGGGAGGCAGGCTCTCCCCGGCCGGAAGGTGACAGCAGAAAAAGAGAAGGATGGGCGACCAAAGCCGCAGCGGCGCCGTGGGAGGCGGGCCGAGGAGAAGCCGGCCCAGCGATCGGACGCTGGCGAGTGGCGCCGCGTCTTTCTCGCCGCGCTCCGCAACAGCGGCAACGTGCGCGCGTCGTGCCAGGCGGCTGGCGTCTCGCGGAAGACCGCCTACCAGCACAGGCGCGATGATCACGACTTCGCAGGGGAGTGGGAGGAAGCGCATACTGAGGCCGTCGAGGTGCTCGAGGCGGAGCTGCGGCGCCGCGCGCTCGGAGGCTCCGACATTTTGCTGATGTTCACGCTGAAGGCGGCGCGGCCGGACGTCTACCGCGACAACCAGCGCCCGCAGGGCGACGGACGCGGCGCGATCTCCGATCTGATGCGCGCGCTGCGCGAGCAGCCGGAGGAGCCGGAGGGCCAATGATCTTCAACGTGCCGAAGGGCAAGCAGCGCCGGGCGATCCTCGGCTGCGACCGGCGGCTCAACATCTTCGATGGTTCCGTCCGGTCTGGCAAGACCGTCGGGTCCATCATCTCCTGGCTGGACTACCTGGAGCATGGCCCGCCCGGCCCGCTGCTCATGATCGGGAAAACCGAGCGGACGCTGACGCGCAATGTGCTGCACCCGATCGCGGAGTTGATCGGTGCCGGGGACTACAACCTGCGATCCGGCGCCGGCGAATGCTACATCTTCGGGCGCCGTGTCCTGATCGTCGGCGCCAACGATGAGCGCTCCGAGCAGAAGATACGGGGGCTCACGCTGGCTGGCGCATACGGGGACGAGGTGACGACGTGGCCGGAGAGCTTCTTCAAGATGCTGCTGTCGCGGCTCTCCGTTGCTGGCGCCCGGTTCTTCGGCACAACGAACCCCGACTCGCCGATGCACTGGCTCATGGTCGGCTTTTTGCAGCGCGAAGAGGAGCTGAGCCTGCGCCGCTGGCACTTCACCCTGGATGACAACCCCAACCTGGATCCGGCCTACGTTGCCGCAATCAAGCAGGAGTACCGCGGTCTCTGGCACCGCCGCTTCATCCTCGGCGAGTGGTGCGTCGCCGAGGGCGCCGTGTACGACATGCTGGACTTCGGCGTGAACGTCGTCCAGCAGATGCCGGAGCTGGTGCGCCACTGGGTCGGCATCGACTATGGCACGGCGAACCCCACCGTGGTGATCATGCTCAGCCAGGGCGTCGACGGCCGGATGTACCTCCATCACGAGTACCGCTGGGACCCGGCGCACACGGGACGGCAGAAGACAGACCCCGAGCTCAGCCGAGACTACCGGGTCTGGGCCGAGGCGCGGCTGCGCGAGAACAAGGTGGCGCCGGAGCGCGTCTTCTACGACCCGTCGGCGGCGAGCTTCGGGCTGCAACTGTACCGCGACGACGTGAAGCGGCTGGCGCCGGCCGACAACGCCGTGCTCGAGGGCATCCGCAACGTGGCGAGTCTGATCAGCGCTGGTGTGCTGCTCTTTCACGAACCGACCACCTCGCGGGGGCTGCGCGAGATGGCGAGCCTCGCGTGGGACCCGAAGGCGCAACTGAAGGGTGAGGACAAGCCGATCAAGGCAAATGATCACTTCCCGGACGCGGTCCGGTATAGCGTGCGCGGTGCCTGGCCCGTCTGCCGGCGCGTGCTGAGCGAGTGGCTGCTGAAGCAGCGGAGGAACTGATGAAGGGAAAGGACTGGCGCGAGCTGGCGCGGGATACGGCGTTTGAGATGTTCGTCGGGAAGCTAGCGCTGAACACGGATGGCGAGCCCCGGCGGCAGCCCAGACGGGGGGACGGATTAGGATCATGGCGCGACGGAGAGCCGCTGCCGCTGCCGGTACCCGATTGTGCGGCGGGCCGGCACCGCTGGCGGCTGGAGCGGCCACGGGAGGGAGCCGTGCCGGGCAGGTGCCGGAGCTGCGGCGAGACGCGCGACTTTCCGGCGATCCCGGCGGTGACGGCCGGCAGTTGGGGCCGACCGTACAAACGGAACGGAGTAGTAACCGATGGCGACGAGCTCTAGCGTGGACGCGGAGGTCACGGCGCCGGTGTCCTGCGCCAATCCCACCCCGCCACCA